GTACTACCACTAAAGTAAAAGGAAAAAGTTCTGAATCTGTAGCACCATATGGAGTTTACAATAAAACATGGAAAAGCATAGAAAATAATTTAGGCGGTTCGTTAGGCGTTCAAATAAATGAAAACAACAGAGTAGGAATACAAGTAAATAAAAAATTTTTTCAAAATCAAAAAGGTAGTGCAAATCAAATTAGATTAAATTGGGATGTTATGAATTTAGGTGGGGGTAATCTTCATGTAAATTTAACGGGATCAGATCCTTTTAGTGGTAAAAAAACAAAAGCAATGACTTTAAACTACAAAGTGAGGTTTTAACATGAAATATGATAGACAACAACTCGTAAAAATAATTGCAAAGCACGAAGGTATGGTGCTTGAGCCTTACAAAGATTCACTCGGTATATCTACTATAGGTATTGGAAGAAATCTTGAAGACCGAAGTATTACTGACGGTGAGTTGATGCACTTAAACAAAACTCTCGAAGATATTGTTAATAATGGTCTTACTGAAGAAGAAGCCTACTATCTTTGTAACAACGACATTATGATTGTAGAAAAAGAGTTGGTTGCAAGAAAACCAATTGTTTTACAACTTGACGATATAAGACAAATGTGCCTTGTTGATATGGGATTTAATATGGGTGTACCAAGATTAATGAAATTTGTTAACATGTGGGAAGCCATAGACGAAGCTAACTTTCAATGGGCAAGTGAAGAGATGCTTGATTCCCGCTGGGCAAAACAAGTAAAAGGAAGAGCAACACATTTATCAGAAGTTATGAGAACGGGGGAATGGGGTGAATAAAAAGAAAAGATGCGACACTTGCGAATGTTACGAATGTAACTGTGACGATTGCGACTGCGACTGCCATCACAATGATAGAGTTTCTACTGATCTTCATGATCGACAATCAGATAACGAATAAGACACAACGATTTAAGAATATAGACCGTTGTCTTTATTTTGCTGAACGATTAAACAAACAACCGTCTATACCAACAAAGGATGGTGACAAACGAATAACAGCATATTGCAAACCAGTAAACAAGTAAGGGGAATACATGTTAGCAGAACTTGCAGCAGCAAATGCCGCCTTCAGCGTAATAAAAAGTTTTGTGTCCAATGGAAAAGAACTTTCTAGTTGTGGCAAACAAATTTCTGATTTTGTTTTTGCAAAAGAACAAATAGAAAAAAAAGCCAGTAAGAAAAAAGCTAAAGGTTTAGGAGGGCCAGATTTAGAAGAGTTTATGGCTCTTGAAAAAATAAAAGAACAAGAAAAACAACTTAAAGAAATTATGATATATGCGGGTAGACCGGGATTGTGGCAAGATTGGCAACAATTCCAAGCACAAGCACGAAAATCACGAAGATACGCAAAAAAGATGGCAGAAAAACAAAGAGAAGAAATGTTACAAATTATTGGGTATATTGTTGCAGGAATTATATTTTTAGGAGGAGTAGGGGGAATAGTTTATTATGCAGCTAAACTAGCAGGTAAAATATAATTTTCTTGCAATTTTTGTAGTTTATCTGTATAATAAAGAAACAACAGGAGTTTTTCCCCATGAAATCATTAGTAGCCCAAGCATTAACATTTCAATACAAATTACAACTAGAAAACGCAAAAAGTATTATTAACATGAACAATATATCATTAAGTAGAGTAGACGAAGCTTTACAAGATATATTTACAGCTACAACAAAATTAAAACTCCTTAATGACCTTGTAGAGAATAACATAAAAAAAGTAGAAACACAAGAAGAAAAAGAAAATAAAACGTAAGTTATTTTTAAATATATACGGAAAACCTTTTCGCTTATTAACTGTAAGTGCAATAAAAGAAATAAATAAATTTTTAAACAGCCCTGCACGTATACAAAAAAAACATGCAGAATATGTAAAAAATAAAAAACTTCAAGAAAAAGTAAAACACGCACAATTACAAAAAAAACTTGAAGATGATAAAGCAAAACAATTAGAAAAAAAGAAACCACGTAAACGATATGGCAAGTAGTTATTTAGTATTAATAAACAATGTGCTTAGGGATCTCAACGAAGTTGAATTGACCTCTAGCACTTTTTCTTCTTCTAGGGGAATACAAACTGCAGTAAAAGATTACGTTAACAGAAGTATAAACGATGTAATTAATGCAGAGTTAAACTGGCCCTTCACAAGAGCAGAGGGTTTAACTGACGTTATTGCAGGCAAACAACTTTATAGCTATACAACTGTATCTTCAAGTTTAAAGTATGTTGATTACGACAACGTGTTTCTTGTACCCAAAGATTATATAAGTAATGGTGATTTTGAAATAAGTGGAGCTGCAAGTATAACGAACTGGTCAACTGTATCAGGTAGCCCTTCTGCTAGTTCTAACTTTGGAAATACATTGTTGCTTTCAAGTGCAGAAGCAAGTCAGGCAGTTAACAATTTAATTGTGGGCAGGTCTTACACAGTTCTAACACAAACAAGCGGTGCAACTTTAACACTTGAAATTGGAACAAGTTCAGGGGGGTCACAGACTAAATCAAGCACTTTAACAATAAGTAGTGCAAATGAAGTGCTACTAAGTGAAGTAAGTTTTACAGCAACTGCGACAACCCACTACGTAAGTTTCACAGAAGCTTCGGGTTCATCGGGGTATGTTAAGTTAGTGCAACTGCAAGAAAACTTATCACCAAAACGTTTAAAGTATTTATCTTACGAAGAATACAGTGAAAGATACAGAGAAAGAGATTCACAACCAGATAAAGATAAGTTTGGTGTTCCTGAGTTTGTGTATACAAATTACAACGATGAAATAGGATTAACACCCATACCCGATGACAGCAATAGGTCATTACAATTTGATTATTACATTATCAATACTGATTTATCAGGGTCAACCGATACTTCTGTAATACCTACACGATTTGAAAGTATAATTATAGAACGTGCAAAATACTACGCATATACTTTGCGTGGTGATGTTCAAAACGCACAATTAGCTCAAGTACAGTTTGATAAATCTATAAAACGTATGAGAGTAGAATTAATAAATAGAAAAGATTACGCAAGAGCCGTTTAATGCCAGATTTAAGTAACACCGCAGCTTTTCCCTTTGTTTGTGAAGGTGGGTTAGTTCTTGACCAATCAACTTTTATAATGAAACCCGGACAAGCACTCGAGTTAGAAAACTTTGAACCTGACATTGAAGGTGGTTACAGAAGAATAAACGGTTTTCAAAAGTTCGTAGGACAGACTGTTCCAGAAACTGCCAGTAGCACAGAACCAGTACTGATGACAACTGTATTTAACAACTACGTTCTTGCGGCACGAGGAACAAACATATTTAGTTCGGCATCTACACTTTTAACTACAAAAATAGTTTCAGGCACGGGCATGACGGGGGCAGGTACAATAACTGTTAAGTCTACCACTTCATTTTCATCAAGTGGTACGTTGTTTATAGATTCTGAACAGTTTACGTACACAGGTAAATCTGCAACCAGTTTTACAGGGGTAACACGAGCAGCCAACAGCACAACAGCTGCAGACCACTCTGCAACAGCAGTTGTATCTGAAACGTGGACTAGCAGGGATAGTAGTCGAACTAGTGCTACTAAATATTCTTTTGAAAAGTTTAATTTTGATGGTAACGATAAAATAATAGTTGTTGATGGTAACAACGACCCTACAGTATTTAACACGTCTTTATCTGCTACAGATGTAACAACAAGCAGTGTAGAAGGTGCAAAACACGTTACAGCATTTAAAAGCCACATGTTTTACTCTGGTATGGCAAGTACACCACAAGAGTTAGTGTTTAGCCAACCGTTTGATGAAGATGCGTTTAGTTCAGGATCGGGTGCAGGAAGTATTAAGGTTGATGACAATATTGTTGGACTTAAAGTTTTCCGTGATAATTTATTTATATTTTGTGAAAATAGAATATTTAAACTGGGGGGTAGCTCATTAAGTGATTTTGCTATCGTACCCGTAACAAGAAACATAGGATGTATAAATGGTGACACTATTCAGGAATTTGCAGGTGATCTTATTTTTCTTGGCCCTGACGGGTTGCGTACAATTGCGGGAACTGCCCGTATCGGTGACGTGGAATTGGGAACTATAAGTTCTAACGTACAAAGTTTATTTAGAGAAAACATATCTGATTCAGGATCGTTCACATCACTTGTAATACCTGATAAGACACAATACCGTATTTTCTTTTCAAAAGAAGGCGGGGGTGAAAAAAGCACAGTTGGAATTATTTGTGTTATGAAAGGTCAGGCATTTGAGTTTGCAAAGTTAAGAGGGCTTAGACCTGCGTGTGCAGATACAGTTATACAAGAAGGTGATGTAATACCTTTGCACGGTAGTTTTGATGGAATTATATACAGACAAGATCAGGGCGACACTTTTGACGGGGAACTTATACGAGCAAAATACAGAAGCCCAGACCTTACATTTAACGATCCCGGAATACGTAAACATATGCAAAGAGTTAACATTAACTACGCACCTGAGTCAACTATCGATGCAGACCTATTTGTAAGATATGATTACGAAGCACAAAATTCAACACGACCTGCAGCCTACGCATTAGACAGTTTAAATGTTGCAGGAATATACGGATCAGGTGTTTACAACACAACCTCTTATGGAGGTCCTACACAACCTATTGTTAGAAAAGCAGTAGAAGGATCAGGATTTGCGGTAGCACTACGAGTAGAAGACGGGGCAAATAGTACAGCACCTTACTCGTTAAAAGGTTTTCAATTAGAGTATCAGTTAGGAGCAAGAAGGTAAATGGGGGCAACATACACAAGACAGTCTACGTATGAGGATGGCGATACAATCACGGCCGCACATACCAATGACGAGTTTGATCAATTATTAGCAGCTTTCCAAGCAAGCACAGGACACACCCACGATGGCACAGCCAACGAAGGAGGTCCTATAAACAAACTGTTAAGTAACACACTTACATTTGGGGCTGCAACATCTGGAACAGACATAACTATTACATTTGACGGGGAATCAAATGATGGTGTTTTAGCTTGGATGGAAGACGAAGATTATTTTAAGTTTTCTGACGACATAATGATTATTGACGATGAAAAGTTAATTTTTGGATCAGATTCAAACGTAGCAGTTAGTTACGATGAAGCAACAACAGACTCTCTTAAAATTGCTGCAACAGAGGGTGCAGGTTTAGCTATAACTTTGATGGCTGATGAAGGTGACGATGCAGGAGATGAATGGAAATTAAATATTGCTGATGGTGGTACATTAACACTTGGAAATGATATTAATTCTGCAGGCACGTATGTTACTCATTTAACAATTACTCCAAATTCTACTGTAGCAAGTTCTACAATGGCAGTAGCAGGTAATCTTACAGTTGGTGGCTCACTTACTTTGGGTTCAGGAGCAGTTCTTGCTGAAGCCGAACTTGAAATGCTTGATGGCATTACTGCAGGAACAGTTGCAGCAAGTAAAGCAGTTGTAGTAGATGCTAACAAAGATGCGGCGAGTTTTAGAAATATTACTTTAACAGGCGAATTAGATGCGGGGTCACTTGATGTAAGTGGTGACGCAGATATTGACGGTACTCTTGAAGCTGATGCTATTACTGTAGGCGGCACTGCGTTAAACACAGTAATTGCAGGAGTAACCGTTACTAATGCTACTACGGCAGCAGTTGCAACGACTGTTACAATTTCAGACAACGAAAGTACTAACGAAGAAAATGCGATTATATTTACTGCAGGCGGGGATGTTGATGGCGGTAATATTGGTTTAGAATCTGATGGCGACTTAGCTTACAACCCAAGCACAGGAACAGTTACAGCAACCATATTTAAAGGTAATGTAGATGCAGTAGACGGAGACTTTGATGGTACTCTTGAAGCTGATGCTATTACTGTTGGGGGTACTGCACTTAACACAGTAATTGCAGGAGTAACAGTTACTAACTCAACAAATTCTGCTCATGTTTTAGTAACAGATAATGAAAGTACTGACGAAGAAAATTTAATTGCGTTTGTAGAAGGTGCAACATCTAGCACTGGTAATGTTGGTTTAGAAATGGATGGACATTTAACATATAATCCAAGTACAGGAACAGTTAGTGCAACAGTATTTAAAGGTAATATAGATGCTGTAGATGGTGATTTTGATGGCACACTAGAAGCTGATGCCATTACATTAGATGGCACTGCTATTACAGCAACAGCAACTTTATCCACAGGTATATCAAATAATAATGTGCCTAAGTTTACAAGCGGTGTAGCTGACAATGATTTTTTAAGAGTAGATGGCACTGCAATAGAAGGCAGAAGTGCTTCTGAAGTATTGTCTGATATAGGTGCTTCGGCTGTTGCAGGAAGTTCAAGTATTGTTACTACTGGTGCATTAGACGCAGGTTCTATTACAAGTGGCTTTGGCACAATAGATACAGGTTCAAGCACAGCAAACTTTGGTGCTACTACAGTAGACAGTCTAGATGTTTCAGATGGAAATATAACTAACGTAGGTAGTAT